GGCCTACGCTTTCGAGTTTTCATACTGCTCTCCATTCTGAGGGTAAGAACGAAACCCCAATCGCCCCGCAATGTGCGGGGCGATTGCAGCCAAGCACCTACCCTACTTAGGTGTGGTGATCTTAGTCTTGGCGCAAAATCGTAGCATCACGTCGTCCCCCATTTCTTGCCGATTGCAGGGTTTCCCGTCGTAGGGGTGAAATAGGTCCGCAATGATCCAATCTTGACCGCTTGCCCAACTAGCGCGGGCTGCTTTAACCGTCTTGAAATCACGTCCATAGGCCGGAAGTAGTGTCGTTGACATAACGTAGCTCCAACAAAAGGGGAAGGAAAACTCAGAGTTTGGTTATTCGGTATCACAGTAGTGCTCTAAATCAATGGCGCCGTCGCGTATTAGTGTCACCGACTCACCCGCAGCGCGACCGATGCACAGTAGGCTTAGCTCACGATACTCCGCAAACATCTTGTGGGCGTAGACTGGCGAACAGCCGGAGAAGACCGTGCCGATGTTGCCGACGATTACCTCATAGTTACTCATTGTTCGTTTCCTTAGTTGATGGTTAGTTGGAAGCTTCGATCCATTCTTGGGCGTCGTAATCGTAGTATGGCTCACCCGATAGTATTTGGTGGACTCGTTGCAATTCGCACAGGAGTATATCGGTTGTCACGCCGGGACTGCGGTGCAGACTGTCTAACTTGGTTGGTTCGCAACATGCGATTGCAGCCTGTAGTCGCTTGTGGTTCATCGTGCCGGTCTCCGGAGGTTTGTTGCTGTACAGTCCAACAAACCACGGCGCCGCCCAAAAGTTCCGGCCGATTCCGAGTAAAATCGAGAACACGCCGAATCCACCCCTACCAACCACCTGGACCTGGTGTACGGCCGTTCACTACTGAACACTTGAACACTGAGCTCGAGGCCTCCCGCCTGTAGACAGTAGAGGCCGGCGTTGAGCAACGATGACGAGCGTAGCGAATATGGTAGGAAAGACAGGATTTTAGAGGCCAAATCGAAACGCTCAAGAAATAGGCAGCGCCTAACTTGTTTGATGCCAACAGCTTGCGCCGATTGGCAAAATGGGGGGAGGGGCGACCATCGGCCCGCCTGGCCAATTGTATCTACAACCCCGTAAATTTTTCGCAGTTTTGCTCTAGGGTAGTGTCATGGCCGTAGACTTGGCCCTGTGCATGCCCCTGGTCGCCCGTGTGCCCCGTTTTGCTGATATTCGATATCTGAGCCCTGATTATTTTTTTCGCGTTAAAACGGCTCTGGGGGCCTCTCAGGGGGTGGTGAGCATTCGCCAGTCGATCAGATGGATCGGAGAGAAGAGGAACTGCTGGGAGACGTTATTGTACCGTGCGTCGGTGCGTGTCTCGGTGTTCCATTGGGTGTGGTGATGGCCGTATGCGATGGCGAGGTGTGTGGCGTGCTTATTGAGGTAGAAAAAGGCTCTAGGCTTGGGAATTGCGGCATTCCAGGCGTGTTTTGCGCAGACGATGAACTTATTTTTGAAGGGCCAGTCGTGTTGGTTAGTGAACTCGGCGGAGAGTTGTTTGACTTCGATCCGGTCTCCGTTTGCGTAGATATCGCCATTATCTGCGTGTTTCGCCCATTGTTTGTGTGTTGGGGCGGTGGTGGAGGGTGGTATTTGTACGCAATATCCGCGGGAGAGGAGCCAGTTTGCGATGGTGTAGACGGCTTTATGGGAGCTGGAGAGGTGCTTAAGGAAGCGTGAATGGTTGTCTTTTCCGTCCATATCGTGTCCAGAAGTGCTGATTTGGGGGTATTTTGGCCGGAGGGGGGTTTTCAGATTTCCAGTAATCGAGGGGGCCGATTATCGATCCTGCGCCCTAGGAGTACGACTGGCTGCGAAACCTGCTTCGACGGCCATTCCGAGTGCTTTTGCGAGGCAGAGTCCGCAGATTTCGAGTTCCAGTTCAAAGTCATCCCCGAGCGTGACGAGCACCTGGACGTGTTCTCCGCATTCATCACAGATGCGGGTGTCGTCATTGAGCGAGATTTCAACTTCCATGGGGTGTCTCCTTCAGGCGTTAGTAGGTTTCAGCACCGCATCCTCGATCGAGAGCTTGTGCAGGTAGCAGTCTCTCATCCAGAACCCGGCACGGTCGCCGGGCAGCCCCAGGGGGACGGTAGCGGACATGTGCAGTTTTTCGCCGTTGACGAACAGGTGGACCACGCCTTGGTAGTGGGTGAGCGTTAGAGGGAACCGAACGAGCCCGTGATAGATGGCGGCTACGTCAAATGCGTAGTCTGTTTCAGGTGTTGCCAGGTCGTTAGTGTGTACGCCTGACTTCCAGTGTGCAATTCGGAATGACTTCCCATTCATGAAGTTAAACCCAGACTGGATCCATTCTTCGTGTGTGGCCTCGGTGACGAACGAGAAGAAGGATTGGGGATTGTCCCTGGGTAGGCTGATTTCGGCCTGGAGCGTGAAGTCAGATTGTGTCGGTACGCAAGCCAGGGCGCCGGTGTAGCCTGACTGGTGTGCGCCGTCGCTTGTGATGGCAATTGGTTTCGGCCACACCTCCCATCGCTTCTCGAGCCAATCGCCGGGGTTGCCAATGTGGAGTCTTCCGGGTCTGCTGTGCGTCCAGTCGGCGTAGTGGTGGAGGTGGCCAAGTGCCGCCATTGCCTCGATTGCCACACTCCGTTGCCCTGCCGGCGTGAGATGCAGGCCGTCAGGCTGGCCGTAGAAGGTGCTCAGGCTGTGGTCTGGATTCCTCAGATCGTCGTAAGTCACATTGAGGAATTCGTGATGTGCAGCCAGGAGTGCGTTTGTCGCTAGGATATCGCTGGCGTAGGTAATGCACGGGAACACGGGCAGGATGACGAAGTCGATACCAACCGGGAGCGAGGCGATTGCCCTGGACATCCTCGCGTCTACTTCCGCGGGGGTCTTCCCGAGTGCGAGATCATTAACCCCGCCTCCGATAACAGCTTGATCTCCAGCTGCGAATGTGGCGGCCTGGATCTGTGCCTGGATCGCCGGCAGTTTAGCGCCGTTCTCGGCGTGATTCTGTGTGGCGTGTGTTTCGACCGAGTCTGGGTGGCTGGACTGGAGATACCAGCTGGCTGGGGTTGAGTTTTTGCCGAAGACGTTGGAGTCTCCGAAGAAGTGGATTGTCATTCTGGGAACTCCTCTAGTTCAGTGACTACGACTACGTTGTAGGGGTGCGAGAAGATGACGACAACAACCTGGCCGCCGCTGAGTTTGGCGACACGGGCCTTCTCGCCAGCCCCAACCGGGAGCGCCTTTCTGATCGCTTCCTTTTCGTCGTACACCTCCTCCGCGAGTTTCCCTCCCTCGACATCCAGAGCTCGCATTCGCTCTATTGCGGTGGTTTGCGGTTTCATCCGATCAGCTCCTGGTCGATGCACCAGAGCGGGAAGTCGGCATCGAGGGGTCTGAGGATTGCGACTTGCTTTCCCTCCCGCCTAATTTCAACTGGTGCGGTTATTTCGAGGTCGTCACAGTCGATGCCACTGAGTGCATCTAGTAGTGGGATGATTTGCTTGAGTTCGCAGGCTGTTAGTGCCTTTGTGTTGTCCATGGTAGTTGCCTTTGGTTGGGGGTTGTGTAGGGGGCAGGAGCATTCGTGCGGTTTGGGCTTAGGTCGGTAGCGGCCAACCCAGTTTGGCGTCGAGGTGTTTTGCCATCCGTCAGCGGCAAGCCTTTGAACTTCCTCAAATCTCCAGTGGGCCTCAATCGCCGCGATAGTCTGTTCACATTCCTGCTTCAGTTTCTGCGCAGGTGTTTCCGCCATACCCATGTCAGTCTCCCTAGAATCCAGTGGTTGCGTGATGTTCCCGAAGCAGATTTCGGGAAGCCTAAAAAGCGGCCCCTAGTCTCCCAGGGGCCGCCGCGAAGTCCTCGTCGCACGAGGTTTCCTATGTGTCACTTGCTCCATGTCTCAACTGAAAATCGGATATCCACCAGCCATGTGACGCTACCTCAACTCGCGATGCCGGCTCATCCTGTGTCCAATAATCGGCAATCTGATGCTCGACACAGACTATACCGTGTCGCTGCTTATTGAGGCTGATGTCGAAGGCTGTGTTGTACACCCATGCCCAGCCATTGCCGTCCGTGAAGCTCTCGCCGTTCTTCATCGGCCACTGCCCGGCTGCAAGGTTGCGAGACTGGAAGCTACCCTGAACGGCATCCTCCTCCAGTAGCCCCACTAGCGGACTCGCCAGCACTGCCGCGATCATCTGTCTCCTATCCATCACTCACCTCATATCTGAATTCGTAAGCGGCGCTGCCGTCCTCGTACTCCCGAGGATGGACCTTGACTGCCTCGAACCCCTTCTCCTTCAGGAACAGCTGGCCATCGAGGTTCCGCTCGTTGAGTAGACTGACCAGTGTCTTCCGCCGCTTCTCGTCCAGCTTCGATTTTAGCTTGTCGATGATGGCTGTGGCTACCCCTGTTCTCCGGTGGATTGGGTGGACGCCGAGCGAGATGATGGTCATGTTCTTGCTGTGGAGTTCGTAGATGACGAACCCTGCGACCTTATCCCCTCGCTCAGCAACCAGGGCGATGCAAGCTCGCTTCCGCAGTTGCTCGTGGAATTCACTTAGCGTCCAGGCGACGGGGTAGGACATCTTGTCGATGGGCATGACTTCGTCGAGGTCGCGGCGGATGAGCCAGCGGATATGCGTGTCGGTGATAGTGTCAGTCATCGTATTCTCCTATGCAGTCGTTATGCAGCACCCAGTCGTCTCCAGGCATTTGCTCCAGCCCCAGTAGTCGTCTCATCAGTTTCTGCGGATCGCGAGTTGTGTAGTTCGCCACCATCTGGCCGTCCCCGAACACGACAATCTCATCGGCATCGCCAGCCTCCAGTTCATCCCCCAGGAACGCGGTGAGGCAATAGAGCGAGTCCTCGTGGCCGGCGTTGAGCATGGCAAACTCGACGGCCTGAACATTGTGCCCGCGGATGTTTGTGCCCACGGTGTTCTTAGCGAAGGCGGAAACGGCGGAATGGAAGTGTAGTTTCATTTGATGGTTCCTGGGTAGACGATGCGACCGGCCTTCTCAAGCGTTGCGAGTTGTTTCAAGTTCTCTGCGCGGGTCTGCTCATCGAACGCCGCCTGGACGAGCCGCATTTCCAGCAGGAACTCGTCGAAGTCGAACGGCTCGGGGATGGGGGTGTCTGGGTTCATGTCATCCCCTGCAACTAGCGCAAATGGTCTTGTGTCCAGCCTCATGGGCGAGGTCGCCGCATAATTCGCAGACCTTGAATGAGGTGTTCTCGGCGGCCGTGATTATAGTGTCGATCTCATCGGTTGAGCCAGAGACATAGAACCGGAGCCCGCCAAGCTTCTCCTTAACCGCCGCAGCCCTGAATTTCTCTGGTGGGTCAGTGGCCATAATCTTCTCGCACGTCTGGCCGAGTAGTTCGTACCAGCCATCGTCGCACTCGAACCCGAACGCCATGCATGACTCTGCTGGCGGGGCATTGTAGTCGCGGAAGATCTGCGGGAAGCGTTCGACTAGGGCTACTTCCAGGTCGATGTTCATTTCGGCACCTCTTGAAGGTCTGGGGCAGGTAGCTTGAAATACGGATTCCACTCGCTCATGTCGCGAGCACCAACCGCATTCCAGGGGTCGTCGATCTCTCTGGCGAGTTCGGCCAGGAGCTCTCGGCGGTTGATGTCCATGACGGCAACCTCGCGATCGCTTAAGGTCTCTCCGCAGCCAGCTTCTTCAATCTGACCACGGGCAGTAGCGATCTGCCCGTCGCCCATCGTGATAACGCATTCGACTTGCCAGATGGCGTCGTCCACTTGCCAAGCGTTGCACTCGACATCGGTATACGACCTAAGTTCCCACACCTTGAGCTTACTTCCGATCTCCCGCACCTCGGCGGGGTGGATGTCCTCCAAATACCAAGACCGCCCCCAGGTGTCCCGCACGCGGGTGTCTTGTTTGCCATCGCCTCGCACGATGTTCAATATCATTTCAATTCCTCCACTATTTCGACTGGCACGCCGCGTTGCTCGAACGAGTTAACGACATTGTGATAGAACCGCTTCCTGAATGGGAGTTCAGCCTTGACTGGGAGCGTGGTTGTGAGGGCGCCGATAAGCACGTCTGGGGCCATGTCATCCACTCTGAATGCCTGGAGCCAAGTGTTGAGATCATCGAATGAACCTGCAATCACGAACGACTCGATCAGCTTCACGATGACATCCAGTTTCTCGTTCACGTCCGCGTCATACTCATTCAATCCGCTCATAGTTGCTCCTTTGCCACTGGTTTCAGTAGTGCTAATTGCGGTGCCCATCCACCCGCCAGTCGTGACCGGAGCGTGTTTTTCCCTGTCCCGCAAATCCCCGTGTCAATCCACTCGGAGACGGTGAGTGAAGTGCCGAACATCGAAAGCGTCCGGTTTGTACGGCGATTATTCGCCTGCTCCTTTCTCGTAGCCCATCTGCAGTTTCCCGGTTCATAGCTGCCGTCATTGTTAATGCGGTCGATCGAATGAGCTGGCGTTGGCCTTGGCCCCATGTCGTCGAGAAACGCCTCAAATTTAGCCCAGCGGTCGCAGACAGTGATTCCGCGACCGCCGTAGTGGTGGTATGCGTGATTATTGGCGTTAGAGCAACGACTCTTCATCATGAGCCACACTGAAAATTCCGGCGTCCCTGTCTTGCCGTGGCTTAAATTCACTGTCTGGTATCTCAGAGAAGAAACCTCTGAATTCAGGCAGCCACACGACTTTACCCTGCCTGACCGCAGGTTTCCGCCCGTTATCTTCTTCTGAGTGCCGCAATCACATTTACATAGCCAATACCCGCGAGAGGCGGCTGTTCCGCTGGTAAACTTGACGGCAACGAGCTTGCCAAATCTCTTGCCGGTAACATCCTTCAGTCTGTTATGCATACTTATTGACCTCGATTACACCCTGGTAAAGGTATCTGTCCGTGACTTCAGTTCTGCCCTTCCATTCATCGCCCTCCACATCCAGCCCCTCCTCTCCAGCCCACGCATACTCGTAGGTCACATACGCAGCCTCGCCAGCCATCCCGAAAGTCACAACCGCCGGCATGCAATCGGCGTCTGGGAACTCGATCTTCAGTCCATCCCAGGGGCCTTGCTCGAGTACGGCGACAATCATGGCTGAGTCCTATCTAGGTTCACCAGTCAGCCCCCGCCGCTCACTGATCTTGAACTTCTCTCTGTCCATCACCTCTGGGTCCACCCCGATCGTCCATGTCTCCATGAAGGCGTCCGCTGTGATCCTCCGTAGGATACCGTCCTTATGGAACACGAGCTGCCATTTACCCCTCGCGCGATCAGGTAGCTTGCCGCGGAAGGGCGGGTTGTAGGCAGGTGGTTTTGGCGGGTGCCAGTTGAATAAGATTTGCTTGAGTGGCCGGATGCCCTTCCACTTCCGCACAAACTCCTGCTTCCTCTTCTCGATCCACGCCTCCTTGAACTTAGCCTCCGCCGCTCGCCACTCGACCTGCTCCTCCTCGTCCAGGTCAGGGAGCTGCTTCCGTTTGGGCAGCACGATGAACCATGCCTGCACATGGCCATCGTGCCAGAAGATGTATTGGTCAAGGACGATGATTGCTCGCTCTGTCTCGTGCAGGTGATTCAACTCTATCCGGTCAAAGTGATCCTCAGCGATCAGGTCGTGAGGGATTATCGCGAATAGGAGGAGGAGCATCGTGCTGTCCCGTTATGTTGGATCGTCCCCGAGGAGGATAAGGCAGATAGCGGTGCAGATGGGGCATTCTTCCGAATCTTCAACCAGCTTCTTCACAATCCGCAGTCGCTCGCGCAGCATGGTCGCCTCAGCGATAGCATCGAGCGCCTCCTGTTCCATTCGTGTTGCCTCAGATTCAACGGGTGTGCCGGTCATTGCTTTTTTCCTCTCTTCTTTCGGGTGGCTTTCTTCTTAGGTGGCCGGCGGTTGGGGCCCGGCACATCAGCCTTCTCAGTAGGTTGCGACTGGCACCCACCTTCAAGCACTGCCGTATTCCTCGTGCTGTTGGTGACGGTGTAGGCGATCGGATCTGGCGGCCCCAGATCAACCTTGATCCGTTCATTCATATTGAGCAGGCACGCGCACTCCTTCGCGTGGATCTCCTCCTCCGCGTTGTGGGCCGCGACAATCTTGTCAGCAAACCCCTTATCGGGGCAGTCGAGAATGTGAGTGCCCTTGTCATTGAAGATTCGCCGTTCTTTCTTTGTTAGCCACATGGCCATGGTCTAGTCCTTAAAATGGGTTCGAGTCGAATTGGGGTTGCTGGTTGCCTTGGTTGTTTCCCTGGGCGACGGGCTGGGAATACTGGGAGTTCCCCCTACCACCGTTGCCTCCGCCCTTCTTGTCGAGCATCTGCATCCGCTCTCCGATGACACAGAGCTTCTGGTGCTTCTGCCCATCCTTCTCCCACTTGTCGAGCTTGAGCCGACCTTCGACGAGGCAGCTGGATCCCTTCTGCAAATACTCTCCAGCCACTTCTGCTGTGCGGCCCCAGAGCGTCACGTCAACGAACGTGGTCTCCTCAACCCACTGCCCATTGCTGTCCTTCTTCCGGTCGTTGACGGCCAAGCCCAGGTTGGTGACCGCAGTCCCGCCTTGGGTGTACTTCAGCTCTATGTCTCGGGTGACGTTGCCGACAAGAATAACTCGATTGAAACTAGCCATCGGAACTCCTTACTTGATTGGACGCTTATTGGCGATCGTGTTGTTTGTAATAAAGGCGGAAGTGTAACGAATTGTTAGCTCACGCCCCTGACATGTCATTTTCCCCTTTACAGGCTCCTCAGTCTTGTAGTGGTGCTTCATTAGGTTCCTGTACAGTGCCTCACATCGCTTGGGGGTAAAGTACCTGCCGCGACCCGTGTGGTGTTCGCGGCGGATCGGCGCCCTGTTCTCGCGCCGAGCGTGAAGTACCTCGAAAGCGTCAGAGATCCCAGGCCAGCCCATTCCGTGCCGGCGGTAGAAACCAGCCAGTCGCATCCACGGAGCGAGGTAGTGATCGAGCCTTAGTCGTCTCTTCCGGCTGGCTTGGTCGCGAACAGCCTTGAAACCCAGCGGCGGTTTGCCTACCCACCATCCACCCGCCCTGGCGGTTTCCCTGGCAGCGGTAGTTCGCTCGGCAATGCACTTACTCTCCCACTGGGCGACGACCATCATGATACTCAGCACCATCTCACCAACCGGCGAGGCGCCATCGATATTCAGGTTAGCGAAGTGCATCTTGATGCCGCGGCTATCCCAGAGGGCCTTGGTGGTCGTGAAGTCGTTGAGGTCGCGGAATGCTCTGTCGTGGACAGCGAAGACAACATGGTCGCCCTCTTTGAGCATCGAGTTGAGCACTCGGCCTCGGGGGCGGTTAATGAACGGCACCTTCGCAGCGGAGACGCCTTCCTCAACGAATCGCTCACCATCTTTGACGTTGTGGTCCACGCTGATCTTCTGCGCGAACGGGGTGATGGCGGCCTGCTGAGCGTCGAGCCCTAGTCCAGATTCAACCTGCTTGTTGGTTGAAACCCGCATGTACTGGAAGATCCTGGGGCCGCGTTCCAGGTCTGGGGGCGGCAGGGCCTCTAGCGTTTTGCGGCGATTACAGCGGGGCGGGTCTGATGTCCGGTGTAGCTGGCCGAACGGGGTTTCCGTTGTAGATTTCCAGCCAACTGTGCAAGTGCGGCATAGAGGAGAATCTTCTGAGGCGAAGTATTCTTCAGTTGGTGGATAGAAGCGGTTGCACTTTCCTTGGCACTTCCGTAGATTTGCAGTAGCCATTAGTACCCTTCCTAGCTCAAGGGGAACGCGGTCAGCCCGCGGGGGAATGGCGATTCCCCCTGTGGGCGTTCTTACTTCTTGGTCGATTTCTGACCGATCTTGTCTCCGCCCTTGACGTTCTGGACGGCTTTGCCAGATGTGGGGCCTGACTTGCCCTTTTTCACTCCGCTCATGACTCTGCTCTCTCTAGGGGTCAAACTGATACCGAAAACTCGTAGCAAGTATTCATATCAGTGCCGAAAGTAATTTGCAAGCCCTTTTTTAGCAGCCCTCTAGATTGAGCGCCTCCTCGAACCGCCGGATCGCGGCGAGGCTTGTGGCTTTCCCAGTAGGTAGCCGGCACGTCTCCAGCTTCACCACTGGCCCCTTCTTATTGATCCCTGAGCGAAGTCCTGTGGCCGACCACTTGGACAGCGTGTCGTATTTGAGCGTTCCATGCTCACTAAGGAGGAACGGCGACTCGTTCAACAGCTTAGACATATTCTCCCCTTCATCTGACAGATCCGTCTTATCCGCGAGCATTCTATTATGTTCTGGAACATCAACGCAAGAGCTTGACGTTTACTTGAAGCACTTTCTTTTTCAGGTCAACCTCCGCGTATCCAATGTGCAACCCGAGGTAAAAATGGACGATCAACTCCCATCAGACCTGTTTAAGCAAGCTGCTCAAGAGGCGGAGGGTGCTCCTGCGCCCGTCGATCCGCCTACCAATGACGGGGCGGCTGCAACAAGCGAACCCGTAACTCCGCCGGCGCCCCCTGAACCTGGCACCCCGATTCTCGACGAAGCTCGCGAGCGTGGTTTCAACACTGAAGGCATCGAGACGGATCAGGATTGGGTGCGGCAACTGGAAACTCACGCCTCGTACCAGCAGCAACTTGCTCAAGGGTACGAAGTCGAGCGCGAGGAATACGGGGCACTAAAGGCGAATCCAGACTTCATCGAGTGGCAGAAGCAGCGTGAAGACGCGGCCAAGGCTGAGGCGGCCAAGGAACCAGAACCAATCCTCCCCGAGTGGGGCAATCGGCCTGAGTTCGACGAGCAATGGGGCCAGTACGTTGAGTACAACCCATCCTCAAACACCTTCGAGCTGTCAGAGTCGGCGCCTAAGTTCATTAACCAGGACATCGCCCGCAAATACACCGCGGCGAAGCAGTGGGAAGCCCAGCAGAGCCAGCGAATCGTCAACGATTTCCCAGACCTCGTATCTCAGATCGTAGAGAAAGCGATCGAGGGGCGATTGGGCGACTTGGACGAGCGAATCAATAAGAACGTCGGCGGGTACATGCAGCAGCGAGATGCTTATGCCCATGCCGAGAACACTGTGCAGGCGTTTCTCGTTGACAACGTCAAACACCTATACGCCCACGAAGACGGGGAAATGGTGCAAGACGCCCAGGGGAATCCGCAATTGACCGAATCAGGGCAACGATTCGCTCAGCTGCGAGAACAGGGCGCTCAATTTGCCCGTCGCCTGGGGGTCGAAAACCCAACGGAAGAGGTGATGAATCAATATGCGATGGACAACTGGCAGGCTCCAGCAGCTTCGCCAGATCCACCGCAACCGGCAGCAGCGGACGCAACGCCGCCTCCTGCCGCGGTCCCTGAGCCAAATAAGAAGAGTCGGCTCAAGGAAGAGTTTGCTAAGGAAGCGAAGCGGCGATCCGCGGAACCTCCTCAGCCAGTCTCAAACCGGAAGGTTGCTGAAGCAGCGAATGCAGCAACTGAAGAGATCAGCTTTGAGCGGATGCTTCAAGAAGAAGCAAAAGCGAACGGCTTAAGTTAAACCAAGAGGCGCCTTTCAAGTTTGTAACTTGTAACACGGAGCTTAGTTATGTCAGAGGCACTTTCAGTCGTCAACACAACCGCACGCAAGTATTTCAGCGGTGCGGCTGATTTGACCATCCGGCGCCGACTGTTCTTGCGCCTTCTCGCTCAACACGGGCGAATCGCGTACAACGAAAACGGCGATGCAGTGTATTGGAATGTTCAGCATTCCCAACCGCCAGTTCAGGCTCACGGGGCGAGTGGTGAATACTCGTTCGACGAGCACGATCTGTACCGTCAACTCACCGTCGATGTCCGTGGCTACGTTGCCACCGACAAGATGGACGAGAAGAACCGCCTGATGAATAAGGGCAATGTTGCCATCATCAAGCGCTACGGTCGGATCATCCCGAACCTGAAGCAGTCGCTCGACGACAACTTCCACGGCGAACTGTACATCGACGGTTACGGCACCGGGAACGGCAATCGCCTCCACGGTCTCCAGTCCTTCCTTGGTGAAGGCACTGTGGTTGCTGCCGACTTGGTTGCTCAGCCGAGCGACACTTATGGCGGCCACTCAACGGCGCTTGCCAATGAGGGTGGCTCCTGGTCGAGCGATCTCAGCACGAGCCCCAACGCCGCAGTCGCCACTGACTGGCCTGACGGCAAAGGTGACGCCGAGTACGACTTCATGTCGCCGGTTTTGGTCAACACGACCTCGACGAACTGGGGATCGACGACCAACTGGGAAGACAACTGCGGGAAGATCCTCCGCAGAACGACCACTTGGCTCACCAAGAACGGTGGCCAAACAGGGCGACCGACGCTCTACATGATGGGCGGAAACAAGTTCAACGGTTTCCAAGACTATCACGAGACCAAGTTCCGCAACATCATTCCGCACCCCGAAGCACGGGATCTTGGCTTCCCTGACACGCTCAATCAAGACGGCGTCATGGTGAAGTACGAGTTCGACGTTCCGGCGACGGAAGTCTACGGCATCAACATCCACCAGATGGAGCTGTGCTCCTGGGATAGCGTGCTGTTTGGTGTTCGTGGTCCGACTTACGACATCAAATCGGATGCGACTTTGTTCAAGGCAGGCTTCTTCGGTAACGCCCGTTACCAGCCGAAGTATTTCGCGTTGCTCAAAGAGTACGCATAAGCCGTTCCGTCAACCTGAAAGAGAGAACGAGTTATGGGTACGTTCAGTGCGGGAACAAATCCCCGCCTAGAAGCGGCATTGGCCTCACGGTCAGCAGCCGCCGACATCAAAGACTTGATCGAAGCTCCGACCGACATCGTCGAAACCAAAACCGCCGACTACACCCTTGTGGCGGCGGATAGCGGCAAGACGTTCATCGCGGGCGCCGTGGACTTGACGTTCACGTTGCCAGCCACGATCTCCGGGTTCAAGGCCACGTTTATCGTGGCGACGGTGAGTGCAACAACGGGTTGCTCGATCTCACCAAACGCCTCGGACAAGATCATTGGGAACGCCTTTGCGGGCACAGATGATAAAGATGCGATCAACACCGCTGCGACTGACGTTGCTGGCGATGCGATCGAGATTGTCGGTGATGGTTCTGATGGCTGGTACATCAAGAATATCATCGGCACATGGGCGCTAGAAGCGTAAGAGCATGGGTCGGTAGAGGGTGAACCCCAACGACTTCATGTGTTCCAATTTTCAAGAAAGAGAGTGAGTCATGGCTGGAGCAGGCATGGGTCTCATGAGGCGCGGTGTCTCTTGGACCTCGATCCCCACAGGGGCCGAAGGTTTGGTTAAAGAGTTTCCTGACGTGGACTGGTCGCAGCAAGGCGTCAAGCCTCGCACGAGCAACATGAAGGTGACTTGTCGTTTGGTCAAGAACACGGACGCGACCGCGCTATTGCCGTCGCTTCTGGTGACCTACGAGGCCGGTTCGTTCGGTCTTGAGGTTGACGATTACGCCGCGGCCACCGATCAACCCGCCGGGATGGTCGATGAGTATTTGCCCGCAGCTGGCGTCCCCGCCGGTTCGTGGTTCTGGATCGTCCAAAAAGGCCCCACCAAGGGCACGGACAGCGGCAGTGGTCTCACGGCAGACACAATTATCGCCGCAGCGGCTTCTGGTGAAGTTGCTGACGCCTCCTCGCCTCCGACTGACAACGACGTTGGTCGAGCGATGGGAACGGTAGCGGCAGACGCGGTAGGTCGCGTCTTCCTGAATCTCCTGTACAGCTAAGTCAGGTGAACACTCCCAGTCGGCCTACCTCACGACGGGTCGGCTGGGAGCCCTTTCTTCTGGGTGATCTATGTCCGAAACGATCGCAAAGCGAAAGTGTAACGGTTGCAAGCGGGTGATTCATCGCCGCGCTGGTGACACATTTCGGCAGTATTGTCGAACTTGCGGCAAGATCCGAGCCGACAACAAGGCAGCGAACGAGGAAGCGAAGAAGAAAGTCTTGTCCAATAAAAGCGATGAGGACAAGCGGAAGTTAATGGTGCAGGCGAGCCAAATCATGCTGAAGGCCGGCGACAAGTACGCCGAGGTCGTCAGTATCTGCGACAGGTTAATGGATCTTCACGGCGGTCTCGATGGGTTCTGCCGAGAGTGGAAGCATCACATTGACGTTGCCGCGCGGGACAATCCTGGTTCTAAGCTGATCTTGGATCAGTACCATGGGATTGTCAGGTTGCATATGAAAGCAGCCGAACATCGCCCAGCCAACACCGACATCGATCAGATGGAACTTGAGGACACCGCCGCCGAACTTGATCGGATGGCGACACAACTCGGTTTGAATGTGTACGGCGGGCTTGATGAACAATCCGCATAAAATCACACCTGTGGAACAGCAGCGGCTGATCCGTCTTGCGGGCCAGCGTGCGCGTCTGCAGAAGGAAGCCCTGAACATCTTCAGGCCGACCCCAAATCAAGTTGACATCTTCAAATCTGAGGCGTCTGAACTTTTGCTTCGAGGTGGCAACCGAAGTGGCAAAAGCGTTTGTGCGGCCATGTTGTTCGCTTCTGCCGCCACCGGGATTCCTGTAAAAGACCCTGACGGCAATCCGATACCGATATTTGAGCCGCACCGCCTAGCTCACCACCATAAGCGTGGGATGACGACGTGGTGTGTCGGGCTTGGCGAGAAGCATATTGGCCAGACCCTCCATCGACTCCTGTTCCAGCGCGATCTCTTCAAGATGATCCGTGACGACGACAGTGGCGAGTGGCGATCATTTGATCCAGTGGCTGACAAGGGCCGAGAATGGGAGACACGCCCATCTCCGCCCGCAATCCCGAAACGATTCATTGAGGCGTGGGGCTGGAAGGATAAGTCGAAGCGATTATTCGAGTCCTGCCGGCTAACCAACGGGACCACAATTTACGCCTACACGTCGATAGCAGACGCGAAGATGGGCGATCCCGTAGACTTCATTTGGATTGACGAGAACATCCGGTTTGGCGCTCACTACGCGGAGTGGCAAGCTCGCATCTCTGACCGCAAGGGGCGGATAGCATGGTCGGTGTGGCCAGGGCATGGATCCTGGGTGGTGCAAGATATTAGCGAGCGGGCTAAGGTCCAGCGTGACGAGAAGCGTGAGAAGCTCGACGTGGAAGAAGTTGTGCTCACGTTTAGCTCGAACAAGTTCATTGACGCGGACGAGAAGCGGAAGCGGCTTGAGGGCTGGAGTGAGGATGACCGCCGGTCACGCGACGAGGGCGAGTTCACTTACGGCAAGAGCCGCATCTACCCAACATTCGCGGAGTCCACCCACGGCACACCGTCTCGATACGAGGCTGAGTGGGACTTGGTTGACAAGGTGATGGACAAGAACAACGGGATGCCACCGTCTGATTGGTGCCGCGGCCTTGTTGTAGACCCTGGCCATTCACACCCCGGCATCCTATTCGTGGCAATCGCACCTCCAGATCTATGCCCAAATGGCCCTGTCTGGGTGGTGTACGACGAGCTCTATCAGCCCCAGACGGACGCTGACGAGCAAGCAAAGGGCGTGAGTCTCAAACCGGCAGCTCCTTACATGTACTTTGTGATGGATGCACACGCCGGTCGAACCACGCCGATGGGTTTCAATATCACGGTTCGTGACCGCTATGAAGAGGCGTTCGCTCAGTACAAGCTGCGGTGCGAGACGACTCAAGGTAGCTTCCGCATGGGCAATGACAATGTCGAGGCTGGTATCGGCGCTGTCCGAGGTGCTTTGCATATCGGAGAGGGTGGCCGCCCGAAGCTGCGAGTGGTGATTGCCAAGTGCCCGTGGTTCATTAAACAGATGACCATGTACCGCAAGCTGATCGACCTGAAGACAAACATGCCGGTTGATGAGCCGGCCAAGCGCCAGATTGACCCACTTGTTGACTGCATCAGATACTGGTGTGCGGGCAATTACCAATACATGTCACCTCCGCGTAACACCGCCAAAGCGAGCGGAGCGTTGGAGTATTTTCGGAATGAGTTTGTAGATGAGGAATCGCAACCTAAGAACGACTCCATTTATTGTGGAGCAGGAGTGATTGAGAAATGAGCGACCAAGTGCAAATCGGAACCACGGTAGTTTACTACGAGTGCGGCGACGTTAGCGGCAAGCCGACCGCGGCAATCATTGTCGATTACAACGAGCATGACCGGCGACTGGAGCTGGCCTTGATCGCCAAGAACACTGAGACGCTGATTCGGCGCCACAATGTTTACCACACGGCGTCTGAGATCCCGAACGAGAAGACGAGAGTCAAGTACGGCACATGGGAGTCGCTTGAAGAGTCTCGCGTCCGCATCGAGGAGAGTGATGCTGTGCGGAAGGCTCGGGTCAGAAAGGCTCAGCAGGATCGTGAGAAGTTTGAGCGGATGGACCATGAGCGATTCCAGGTGATGAAGCTCCACGACACGGGCAAGAAGCCTGGCGAGATTGCTGCCGAGGTTGGTGGCGACTGGACGGCGATGTCGGTCGGGCGGTTCATCAAGTCGAGGACCAAAGAGCGGGTAACCGCCGGAAGTGACCAATAATGACTAGCGTTAGCACTGTACCGTCGCTGGCACCCGAGCCACCGAAGCTGTCAGTCATGATGCCGATCGCCAAGGGGTGGCTCGGTAAGATGGATGAGGCTATCGATGCGCGGCGTGGTTTCGACGATGTGGCGGAACAGTGCCATAGCTTCTTTGCTGGCGACATGGGGTTCATGTGGGACTCTAATTTCCAGAAGAAGTACATGAAGGGTGGTATGGATCCGAAGTTCAAGATCACACTCCAGAAGGGGTATGAGCTGGTCTCGATCTTTGGTCCTAAGATGTACCACCAGAACCCAACTCGGGAGGTTCGGGATGTCGAGCCATTGGAGTTCTCACCGATGGCGTTTGGTGATCCGAACGACCCGCAGGTGCAGCAGATCTTTCAGATGGCTCAGCAGCAGCAGCAGCAGCGCGCCGAGGACGACTCGATCCGTAACAAGCTGTTCGACATCATTTTGAACTACACTCCTGGCGAGATGCCTGGGGGTGGTTTGGCGGCACACTCGAAACAGGGCATTACAGAGGCCCTGGTGACCGGCAGAGGCGTTCTGTGGCCTCGTGACTATCACATGCCGGGAAGCGACCGAACGCTCACAGGCTGCTTCTGGGACTCTCAGGACAACCTGTTCTACGACCCTGATGCCACGAGCGTGGATGATGCTTGGTGGGTAGCCCGCCGCGAGATCAAGCCCTACTGGGAGTTCGAGCGGGAATTCAACCTCCCCAAGGACTCCTTGCGTGGTAAGGCGACCCACGAGAGCCGCAACAGTCGCGGTGACTCAGCTGGCGACGATCTAGCGGCCCATCATCGCCGCGAGGGTAAGACCAACGACTTGATGGTGGTCTACAAGATCTGGAGCAAGATGGGTCTTGGCGGGCGGATGAAAGGGAACATGGAGCATGTCAGCGACGGTTTGCGTAAAGAGCTGGACGAAGTGTGCGGCGATTACTGCTACATCTGTGTCGCTGAAGGTGTCGATTTCCCGCTAAATGCCCCGAGTGAAGCGGTCGTGAAGGAGGATGATGACCAGATCGAGAAGCGCTTCCGTTGGCCGATCCCGTTCTGGCGGGACGACAAGTGGCCATTCGCGCTGCTTGAGTTCAACAAGAACCCGAAGTCACCGTACCCGATCGCCCCGATGGCTCCCGGCCTGGGCGAGTTGACGTACCTAAACATCTTCATTTCCCACCTAGCAGCCCGCACCTGGAGCAGTTCCAGAGACCTGATTGTCGTCTTGGAGCGAGCGGCCGTTGACCTTGAGGGTCCACTGCAGAACGGCAAGGACCAAGCGATTATCAAGGTTGGTGAGGGTAACAAAGACCTGAGAGAGTGTATTCAATGGATTCAGCAGCCCGGCGTGAACAAAGATGCCTTCGAGATGATCGACCGAATCACCCGTTTGTTCGAGCAAAGGACAGGGCTCAACGAGCTCCTTTACGGGATGAACGTCGGCGGGATCCAATCACGCTCGGCCACCGATTCAAAAATAAAAAACGAAAATGCACAAACCCGCGTGGGCGCGATGGCTAAGGCGGTTGAGTCTTGGATGGCAGAGGCCGCGGACATGGAGAAGTTTGTTCTCCGGTTCAAGGTCGAGGGCAAGGATATTCGGGAGCGGGTGGGGCCGGTTGGCGCCCACCTCTGGGATACCAAGGTGCTTGAGGAGCCGCTAGAGGTCGTGTGCCGCGAGATGCGTGCGACGGTCACGGCAGGCTCGATGCGGAAGCCTGATAAGGCCCAGGACGCTCAGAACATCGCCTCGGTGGTATCGACCATCTTCCCCGAGCTGTCGAAGCACGCGGACGTAACCGGCGACACGAACCCAGTGAACAGCTTTATCCAAACCTGGGGTGAAGCGATCGAGCAGGATGTTGACGGGTTGATGATGGGTCAGCGTCAGCAGGCGCCCCCGAGCGAAGAGGCGCAACAGCAGCAGCAGATGATGCTCCAGTTCGAGCAGCAGAAGATGCAGGCGGAAGTACAGAAGGCGGGGCTGGAAGTACAGAAGATACAGGCAGACGTGCAGATTGGCGGCCAGAAGGCTCAGATTGAGGGTCAATTGTCCTCGATCAAGCTACAGACGGCGGCGCAGGAAGCTCAGATTGACATGCAGGTTAAGCAGGCCGACATCGCGCTGCAGACTCAAGAGGCTGAACTTCGCCAGGCCGAGATGCAAGGCAAAATGCTCGAGAGCCAGCTCAAGATCGAGCAGCAGAAAGCCTCCACAGAGCAGGCGACCATCAACGCCGCAAAGGACATAACCAACGCAGAGGGTGAAGTCGAAGGCAAGGAGATCGAGGTCGTGCTGAAGCGGCTCGACGTGGAAGAGAAGAAGATCGACCTCCAGATTAAACGCAAGCAACTCACCCTACTCGACAAGGAACCGAACGATGCTGAACGATCCGACTAAACTGACTCTCGTCAACTTCGACGAGGCAACGGCGGCCACACATTCGGTCGTCGCATTGGCTGCAGGTGAAACCATCATCGTGCATGAGGTTTTCCTTGTCGCAGCGGGTGCTACCGATGTGACATTCAAGTCAGCAACCACCACAAAGATTGGCCCGATCGCTATGAAGTCCGGTGACATCATACAAGTCGGGTTCAACGACAAGTACCCATTCTTGGTCTGCACCAAAGCTGAGGCGTTTCAGATTACCCTGAGCGCTGCCGAGCGAGTGTCAGGCTGGATCCGGTATGTACAGGAGTAGACATGGCGACTAGCTGGAAGACCAAGATCAACGGCAAGACGTACACAGCCAAGATGGTGAACGGTGCGGTGGAATACGATCCGCCGATGCCCGCTGACCAGTTGGCTCGTGAGAAGCAGAACATGGCTGGGATGGCAGAGGCTCGCCGCGCCCCTGGGTGTGTTACTGATTCGACGTTCTTTGCTGGGGTCGGGACGCTGTCGGAGCAGTTCCGCGGTGAGGAGCGGCAGCTTTCACAGATGGTAGCCAATGCTAAAGCTAACGGGTACACGCCGGCTAATGGGGACTTCTACCAAGAGGGTTTGGCGGATTACCCAGGCGACCCGAAGGCGTTTGTGAAGTCTCGTGGCGAAGTGCGTGAACGATGTCTCGAACGAGGAGTTCCCTGTCATGGCAGCGTGAATGTCAGTGAGCATGAAGTTGCAGCCCGGCCAGAGCGAGTGAAAAAGACGAAACTGGCCGACGACATTGTCAATCGCAAGGTGATGGACATCAAGAAGGCCGGCGGCCACGTCAAGAGCGAGTCGGCCATCCGCCAGGAAATCGTTGAGAAACACGGTTCAAAATGAGCATACAGCTTTATACATACAAGGACATTCACGATCACCTCGCGGATGTCTTCGATGTGAATACAACTGCGGCGACCCGTGAGAACAACCTCATTAAGCGGGCCATCGTCTCTGCGTACAGGGAGCTTCCCGCTAAACACAAGTGGAAGTACTTCGAGCGGACATTCACGATGGAGAGTGAAGCCAGCCAGTCAACTGGAACGATCACCTACACGCACTCGACTAGGACAGTGACGCTGTCAGGTGACACTTGGCCGACTAACGCGAGCTTGTACAAGATCTACTTTGCATCGAATGGGGCGACCTATCCGATTGAGAGCTACACAGACAGCACTAACATTGTCCTGACTGAGACTCAAAATCCAGGTGACGATGTGGCGGCTGGGGCTTCCTTCATCCTCTACCGATCCCATTACCCCTTCCCATGCAACTTCCGCAAGATGGATCGAGCGTGGGATGTCACGGGCAACTTCGCGCTCCGCTACTCCCCGCCCGCCGAGGGACTGGGGAACACGGTTTTGTACAGCACGCCGAGTCAGCCAACCATGTTCTCGATCGGGGCAGACGGCAGGTACTACGGTGCGTTGTCGATGGTGTTGTCTCCACCCCCGAGCACGGCTAGGACGTATGAGTTCAGCTACCAGGCATCGCCGCGCCCGCTGACGCTGCTCGAGGAGAACACTGGCACGGTAACGCACACAGCAGCCTCGACGACGGTAGAGGGCACGGGCACTGCATTTGACTCAGTAGACCATGAAGGCGCTGTGATTCGCTTTGGCGACACTACCAACGTCCCAACAGACAGAGAGGGAGATTACCCGTACAAGGTCTGGCGGATTGTCTCAAGCGTGACCGATGCAGACACGTTGGTGATCGACGCCACGCCTGGGATCGCCGGCACGACGGTCAAGTATTCGATGTCAGACCCGATTGACATCACCTCAGACACAATGATGACCTACTTTCTAAGGCTTGCGGAACTTCAGTTCTCGATCATGACAAACCGGAAGGATGTGCGATTGAGAGCGGCTGAGGAGCGAGAGGCTTTGAAGTGGGCGGCAGGTGCGGACGCAAGATACAGAGATACAGTTGAGGCAGGCGGAATAGTTCCGTTCCATCTTCGCGGGTGGTCCACTATTCCTGACGAGATTGTGAACTAGTTCATCGGGTGGCGCGTGCGGGTTAGCGTCCTGGTTGCCCCGCTGGCCCGCACCGCCGTTTTTCGGAAATACAATGGCCAACTCAGTCCTAGAAAGCTGCATGGACCAGATCGTCACGCAAATCAATGCGATGTCGTTGGCTGGGCTTGGTGGCAATGGGCTGTGCCAGAAGCGGATTGCGCCGTGGGACAGGAACAAGATCCACTCGGGGATTACGGTTCATTTACCCGTGCAAGAACATGAGATGCCTGGGACGCACAGTTGCGATGACATTGCGTACCCGATCCAGGTGACGATTGTCCGCGGCACGTCAGGGTCTGAGGAAAGCACCCATATCGATCGGTTGGCGGTGTGGCGGCAGAAGATCAGGCGAGAGTTCATTCACCAGCGACTATCGGGCGTTGACACGGTTTACACCTGCCGCGTGCAGTTTGGCCGCGTTTTACTTCCGTCCCATTACAGAGACAATTACCACGCAACCACGATGTCAATTGTTTGTATGTCCCGTGAGAGCAGAGGGAATTAGAGATGACATGTGGATCAGCGCAAGGCGCCCAGGCAAAGTTCGCAGTCCAGAATGGCTCGACGCTCAACAGCAGCGGGACCGAGATAGATCTTCTCCATGAGAATGTTCGCCAGATCATACGGACGAAGCATACGGACGGGATCCGCGGCACACGATCGCTCCACACGAACCGGCAGCGGACAGTTGCCCAGTTTGTGACCGGGAGCTTTGCGTTCAATCCGGCGCCGACAGACCTCGATGTGATCCTCGAGCTAATCCTTGGGGCCTCAGCGTCTGGTGACACGTTCGCCCTGGCTGAAGACCTGCAGGACTTTGTGATCGGCAAGGATCTGGACGGGGTGCTGTGGCAGTATAAGCCTTGCTATGTGAACCGGGCAATCTTCCAGGCACGAGCTGGTGGGTTACTGGAGTGCATTATCGAGGTGGTGGGTGAGGCAGAGTCAACGCTGGCGTCGTGGCTGCCAACAGCCATGGGTGAGACTATCGCTGAACAACCGTTCACCATGGCGGATTCGATGGGTGCTTTGGTGCTGGATTCCAACGCCATCGAAATGATGTCGTTCCGCGTGACGATCGACAATAACCTGGACATGCGGTTTGTTAATAAGCTGACCCCAACGTCGATCTGCCCGAAGACTCGCAGGACCACGTTGGATGTGGTGACGCCTTACAAGTCAACGAACGAGCGGGCGCTGTACACGGACGGAGTGACGGCAGAGACCGGAACCTTGACGTTCACGAACAGCACAGTGAGTACGTTGTTCACGTTCGCCTCGCTGGTAAAAGACCCAGAGACGCCGACGATCCCCGGTAAGAAAGAGATTACGCAGCACACTCGATATGTTGCATACGAGACTGATGCTGCGAAAGAGCTTGTGGTAACTAGTGACGCTACTGTGTAGGAGATGCAATGGCAACTGCATTCATTTATGACGGATACACGCAAGATGGTTTGGTTGCAGGGTGCGACCTTCACGAAGAGGTTGGGTTTTCATTCCGCCCGATCTACGGCAGTGAGAGAGCGGCTGTTTACGATTTGTGCAGCAAGACGACAGGGTTGGTTGGCAAGAATGAGGCCGTGAACCAAGCCCTTTGCGATTCCCTTATCAACTGGAGCCTTGACGGCGAACCTACGCTTGAGTCGATCGAGCGGCTACACCCAACGGTGAAGCGGAATATGTTCCAACAGGTAATGCTCAACAAGGCAGCGGATGAGGAATCGGCAAAAAACTAAGCGGCGGGGTGCAGTTGGTGATCCTCTACCCCGCATTCGCTAAACGCGATTGCCAAGAGTGTTTGAAGTGGCAAGTCAATGAGAATACAGGTGAGTTTACCACTAACCGGAGTGGTGAAAGGTTCAGGCGGCATACGTCGGCGTTATGTCAGATGTCGATCGGGTGTCCGAAGGGGACGCCCGAAGCGCCCATGTCGCTGACGAAGCAGAATAGGCTGGCGTACCAGCACTACAGGGAATGCAAGGCGGTTGGCAGCTTCCCTGATGATGCAGTGGTGCGGCGGAATGCGTTGATTGTCTCAGAGGCAGTTAAGCGAACAGAGGCACAGAATGTCTGACTTTTACGACGAAGAAGACGACGAAGGCCAGGACGACTGGGTGGACGACAGCCAGTTCTTCATGGACGAGTCCCCGCCTGAGATCGATGACGTTGAGTTCAACGATCCGGTGGAGGTTCCGTTTGTGGATGCGGGTATGCCTGAGTTGGAAGCGGCAGAGGTGAATGAAGTCGAATTTGAGTTACCGCCCGAAGAATCAAGTGAGTCGTTGCAGCCGTCCCCGGAGCCGGATTTCGCCTCTTCGGTTTCCGGGGGCGCACCTTTTACGCCTGCGCCTGAGTTATTTGACGAGCGGGCCATGGACCCGGCGGGCGACATGCCACCAAGTGTGGAGTTGGCCTCAAACCCAGAAAAGTTCCCGCTGGAGCATAATGCTACACCAGTGGGAGGTAACTCGTCCGAGGAGATTCCACAATCATCAACAACCGCCCTTGATACCGCCGCCGCCGAGGTGTCCTCAACTATGTCTGAGGTCGAGAATGCGGTTGTCAGTGTGTTGGAATCCATGAGCGGTCAATTCGGGGAGATGGCTGTTAACATACGCCGCCTCGAAGAGGGGAAGTTTGTGCGATGACCATCTTCAAATATCGCGGCGTTCCACATCCTGTCAACGAAGTGAACCTCGTCCGCATGCATAAGCGGAAGACGCACACTAAGCGCGGGCACCAGAAGCGTGATATCCACACGCTGACGATCGTCGGTGAGCTGAAGACCACGACAGACGGCAGTTTCGACACCCTCCTGGCGGCTCTAGAGGATCAGTATGAGGAGGATGGCAGGTTTGGGGAGTCTGCAGGTTTGTACTGGGACGATGGTGAGCCAACTCCGCATGTCATCACAGCGAACAACCAGTGCGTGAACGGGATTGAGGTGCTGGATTTCAGCTACACAGGCAGGGACGGGGCAGAGCTTGCGACTCAGAGGACATTCCAGATCACGCTCAAGGCTGAGTTCTTCGCTTTATCCGGCACAAGTTACGGTTCTGGATTAATGGAGTGGTACGAGGAGATTAAAGTGAAGGGCAATGGCGGCCCTATCATTCGGTGGACGACCACGGAAACTGGCGCCCAGGCGATGCAGATAACCCAAGAGACTTCTGGGTCGATGGCAACCCAAACCGGCTATGCCGTGATGGCTAGGGGGCCATATATCCTTCCCCCGCCGCCCCGCTGGCCATTATTTAACCTGAATAACGAAGAAGAGATTGGCCACGGAAGCGCCCAAAGGCAGGAAATCGCAGTCGTGGACTACCGAACAACGTGGCGATACAAGTTCAAGGCACCCGTTGCTCTTTCACGTCTAGAATATCCACAAACAAGGTGAGTTATGGCTACTAGAACTTGGATTGGCCGAGCGACTAAGGTTGCCCAAGAGGACACGATTACCCTTGCCGGGACGTGGGCTGCGGGAAATCAAATTGACATCGACATCGACACGGGCGGGGTGCTGACCCTGATTATTGGCTCGGCAGCGCTGAATGACATCGGCTCAGACATTGTCTACATGCTGACAGGTGTTGGGTCGTTGGCCTCTGGATCGACCGTGAATGGCACCGGAAACACGCTGGGCGACTTCCGCCAGTTGCAGTCGGTAACGTACAGCACTACCACCAACAAGGTGACACTTACTGGCAAGGCTGACGGTCGCCCGTTTGCCCTGGCGTTGGTGGAGAACTCGGCTTCCGGTACGGCAGCGACAGCGACAGCGACTACGGCGAGTGGCCCGCACGATTGGACTGTGGCCCGCAACTGGTCAGGCGACACTGTTCCGACAACCGGCGACAGCATTATCTTCGACCACCAGAGCCTTGAGGACTTGAAGTACAACCTAGTGGACGGCACCTCGGCCATCGTCAAGATCGACTATTCGTCCGACTGCAGCGTCAATATCGGGCTTGCGCCAATCAACAACGACGACCCTTCAATGCCGTACTACGAAGGACAGGGCCGGTTTCTGGATGTTGCAGAAGGCGCCACCACATGCACGGTTAACATCGGCGTGGAGGGATCTGAGAGCGCCTCTATGGGATGGATGAAGATCGACACTGGCAATGCCCAGGCTGTTGGGACTGTGCGAAAGACAGCGACTCGTGCCAGCGAGGCGCCGGTTGAGGTTATCGACGGGGCTGGGTCTGGGACAACTTGGACTATCCTGCGGGGTGACGTTGACTTTGCTGTGGGAGATGCCGAGGTGGCCACAATCACTACCCTTGAAGTGGGGTTTGTTAGTTCTCAGTTGACAGACGCTAAGGTGAATATCGGCAACGGCAGTACGATCACGAACCTTAATCAGTCAGGCGGGGCGGTATCGACTCGATCCACGCCCACTACGATCAAGCTGTATGGCGGGACCATGCACTACCAGGACGACGGTGGTGGCGGCACGTTCTCAGTAGTCCAAGATGCAACTTTGCACTACGAGAGCAGCGGTACACTAACGGCGGGCCACATCTTCTCAGGCGGGATCATCGACTTTACTCGAGACCGCCGATCCCGAACGGTAACCGCCATCGATTTATACACCGGCGCCGGATACAAAGACCCATATGACACTGTGACGTTGACAGCCGGAATTGACCTGAACGGGCTAGTTATCGATGACCTATCCGTCCTTGAGCATCCGCGAAACAAGAAGATATCGTTCGCAGCAGTCTCGTAAGAGGTTTCAATGGCGACTAAAGGCTATGCGACGTTCGGGAACTACCGGACTATCGGTGGTTACTTCTCAGTGTCTCAGGGTGCGTACCCAGGCCAGGGGGTTTTAGTCACCCCTGCAAATTCCACAGTCGCCCAAGAGGCTACACTCACCCTGATCTTCGGGGCGGTGCGGATCAACTTCCCAGGCTCGCGAGTGACTGAGAGTAATTACTTCTACCGCGACGGGCTGCGGTTGATGCGGCATCACATTCAGGATGGCCGCTGGAAGCTCGCTCAGGCTACTGTGAGCGGCAAATACAACCAGAAGGGTCCGAGCGGTAAGATTCCGGCAGCACGCAAGAGGCCGATTGAGGAGCTGTTTGGTGAGATCAGCTTCCAGACAGGCGTCCCTATTGATGTTTCTGGGGTGTCCGACTTCGAGGATTTCATCCCGGTGGACTGGGATCAGACGAATGCTGCGGCGGCGATTGAGTCGCTTTGCGCGTCCACGGGTGTCAGTTTCAATGTGACTGCTTCAGGTGGTTACCGGATTGACAAGGCGGGGGTGGGTGCGAACTTGCCAGTGGCGCCGAGCATGACGAACGCTGGTCGAACGATGGCGAATGATGCGCCGAAGAACATTCGTATCGTTGGGGCGCCGACTCAGATCCAGACGATGTTCACAATGCGTGCAGTGGGGCTCGACAAGGTGGGGTCTGACGATGATGAAGATGCGTGGATGGGGATTGATGCCCTCTCCTACGCCCCATCTAGTCCAGATTACTGGTCAAAGGAGTCGCCAGAGTCGTTCGCTGGGATCGAGCAACCGGGCCGGAACCTTGCCTTAAAAACAGTCTTTCGGTGCTATCAAATCAAAGACTGGCATCCTCGCCCATTTTCTGGGTTTGACCCGGATGATATCACTAACATCAAGCAGGTGTTGCCAATCCAAGATCGCCTCCTGGTAGACGGAACTGACTTCCTGCTCCAGCTCGACAGGCAGTCCCCTAAAGCAACGATTCACGGAGTCTTCTCCAGCGGTAATTTGTTAATGGAAAACACGTCCATGGACAAGGAGATATTCTCCGGGTTCAGTATCAATGAAGACCTTGGCATCATCACGTTTGACCGCCCCGTGTACAAGCTCGAGGACGACAGGGTTGTAGAGGCGGAGTTGTTCCTGCAATGCACCTACACCCCGATCCATTACAACCGTGAAGCTGACCGGATTAAGGTTGAGAGGCAGGTGAATCCAGCAGGCTTGGGGACTGAGGTTGTGCAAAGGAAGGACATCCAGAGCATTATAGTTCAACCATTTCAGTATAACGCGGGCGGGACTGGTCGGCCTGAGAGCTGGACGCCAATGGGGCTGCAAGATAATTTTACCGAGATGGAGGCAAAGGCAGAGCGATCGATCGACATTCTCGCTGAGCAACACCGTATCGCTAAGGACGTAGAGTACCCTGGGTTTCTCGCCATTACCCCAGCCGGCAAGATTCAGCGTGTTCGCTGGGACTGGGGGCATGGCGAGGTAGCAACCACTCGCGCGAGCTCGGGCTACGACTTTGACTTCTACTCCCCCAGGGCTAAGGATCGCGAGCAGACAATGTTGAATGCCAGCCTGAAGGAGATGTTGTAATGCCAGACCCCCGTGAACCATTTTTTCAGGAGAGGTGGGTTGCCTGTAAGTTTGTGGACGCTTCAAGTTCACAAGCGGGGAATGTCCAGATCCAGCCTTTTGGCGCGATGCAGTACACCGGCGTGGAGGTGACCGATGATGGCACTGCGGTGATTGAGGTTAGCAAGGTGATCGATGCCCAAACTGAGAAGATATGCTTCAACTCTGGTAGGATTCTCAAGCCTGGCGAGTACGGGATCTGCACGATGACTGGGCCGATGGTCGCAAAGTACAAGAGCGGCTCATCCTCCAGCCAGGCGGTTGCAGCGGGTGACTATCTTGGCACCGAAGTTGGAAGCGAGGAGCTTGTAAAACGGGGTGGTGGGGCATTCTTGGTGATTGGGGTCTTAGATGCAGATCGCGAGCTAGCGTTAATAACAGTCCCAGCTGGAATCGTCCTGTACCAGTTCCGGCTCACAACAGCCATGATTTCTGGCCAGTTCAGTTCAGTCTGGAATGCAGACGCTGAAGTCTGGGTGGCTGGCGGTACTGGCACCACTGTAGATGCGACCGTCCATGACTACACTGGGATTTTCTCTACCCTCCAGGCTGCGGCAGTCGGGTACTGCATATTGCAGCTCGGCTCGTACATTGTAATTCAGGCGAATTGCCTGTTTAGTGAGTTCACCGATCCACCGCCAGCCATATAGCGGAGGCCCTAATGGCTTGGTATCCATGCTGCTGTGTCGAACCGCCGTGTATCCTCTGTGACGAGGCACCGCTGCATAGTACGTCTCAGGACAGCTACACGGTGACCTTCTTCCCTGGCGCATCTGAGAGCGACATCATTGTTGCTGGCCCAATATCAAATCGATCAAGGGTGTACTCCTGGTCAGGTAACCCCGGCACTCTGTATGCGTGCTGCTGGGCCTACAACGGCATCTTATCGGACATTACCGGGATCGCAGACGATGAAAACGGGACATGTGATGAGAGTAGCTCTCTTAATGTGAGCCTCTGCCTTTACTGGTCACCGTTTGATGCAGCAGTTGGTGTTTACGGGCATTACTATTTAGAGGGCTGGCATTGGATGTTAGGAGTTGAATTGCCATGCCCTGGTGGCGGGCCAGCGAATCGCGGGGCAATAAGGTCACATATTGAGGCAGAAGCCGGCGTGGATGATAGCACGGCAAATTGTTCCCACGAAGCTCCTAATGAACTGACGTTTCCTGTGCCGGGACGTGTTGATAACTATGACTGGTGTGGGCATATGGGCGGAATGCTTCCCTCAAAAATAGGCTGCCTCGACGCTGACCGTTACGGTCGTGATCCTGACTTTCCTTCCTCCACGTTGGCGACAGTTGTTAATGGCTAGGATGATTCCAAATTGCGTGTTGAAGCGGACTCTTACTGGCAAATGGCAATGCGCTCATTGCGGATGGCAAACCACCAAGCCTAAGTCGAAGCGGAACTGTGAAGTCCAGTTGCCTAACGTCACCACGGGAGTGGGCCTGGAGTTGGAGATTGGCTTTAGACGGTGGCGGATTAAGCCAGTACCTGGGTGCTCGTGCAACTCCGTGAGACGAATTATGGATCGACTGGGACCAAACGGCTGCCGAACCCACCTCCTGAAGCTGGCTCAGATGATCCAGGCCGAAGCAATTTCAAGGAAATACCACCTTGCCCACACGTTTTTAATGGTCCTTGCCGCCAAAGGTGCGATTTTGTGGGCGGTGAGGAAAGTTGAGAAAAACAGTAGGCGGAAGAGTTTGTTACGGTAAAATCAACGCTGTCAATATGGACATAAGGAAATTCAGCTATGGCCGACGAAATCACTGTTGACCTGGAATTCATCGTCAGCAAAGACCCGTTCTACTTCAAGTACGACCTCGGCGCTCAGACGTATGACCTGTCTGGAGCTGGTGGCGGGAACCCAGGCTTGGTCTCTGTCGGCACCTCGGAAGAGGACATTGACTTTGGCGATGTCACGGGCGAGGGGATCTTATTCATGAAGAACCTCGATGCCGCGTCAGACGTGGATTGGGGCGTCCAAGATACCACGATGAAGGCTATTGGCACGCTCAAGGCTGGTGGCATTCCCGCGATACTCAACATCAAGTCGGGCACAACCCTTCGTATGCAATCCACTGGCGGCGGCGCTGCCAAGTGTTACATCGGTCGATTCGAGGTATAAACCATGTCGAGAATTCAATCAGGCACCTTCCCTCAGCGGAAGCGCACTGCGCCTCAGTCACCGTATGGCAAGTTGCCGACGCCTCAGTCACCGTATGGCAAGTTGCCGACGCCTCAGTCCCCGGCTGCGGGTAATTCGTTCCAGCCTGGGCAGCAGTTCCGGTCTGGTGGGCAGCGTGGTCGGCCACCGGAGATGATGAATCGCCCGCATTATCCCGGCCAAGGGGATGGTGCGCTACAGTTTCTGCAGCGCGGCCAGCAACTACCCGGCTATGCGAGTGGTGAGCTGTTTCAGCCTGGCGAGCTCGATGTGATCGACAAGTTCGGGTGGCCTTATAGCGCACGACCACCCGAGACAATTCAGGAAATGCGGGAGTGGAGCAGGCAGGAAGAGCTGAGAGAGCAAAGGCGGCCAACTATTGACAACCCCGAAATCGGGTCGTTGGGGTGGAAGCTGTTTCAGCAATTGAAGGCGGATGGAATCGACCCGCGCGAGTTCTTCTCGCCGCGTCGATCGCAGCCTTCCTCCATTCACCGCTTCAATAAAATGGAATTTGATCCAACGGGAATTGCACCAGCCAGACCACCGTCGCGTCTGGATGGCGAGGTGTCAATGACGGCCAACCCTCCACCGTATCGGCCGCAATCTGACCACCGCTTCAATAAAATGGAATTTGATCCAACGGGAATTGCACCGCAGCAACCACCGTCGCGTCTGGATGGCGAGGTGTCAATGACGGCCAACCCTCCACCGTATCGGCCGCAATCTGACCACCGCTTCAATAAAATGGATCCAGATCCAATGGGAATTGCACCGCAGCAACCACCGTCGCGTCTGGATGGCGAGGTGTCAATGACGGCCAACCCTCCACCGTATCGGCCGCAATCTGTCTCCCGCTTCAATAAAATGGATCCAGATCCAATGGGAATTGCACCAGCCAGACCACCGTCGCGTCTGGATGGCGAGGTGTCAA